CTGCCGTAGCAGTGCCAAAATTACCAGCTATAGCTTTGCCGCCTACTCCAGCCGTAGCGGTTCCATTTATACCAGCTTTAGCAGTGCCAAAATCACCAACCGTTGCAGTTTCGTAATCGCCAACAATTTGTCCTTCTGTCATTATTTTATCTCCTCTTTCTTCTCTACAAAATTATCTTTTTCATCCAAAGCATATAACACATTAGGCTTTAAGCCATTTTCTCCTATTACACCCACTTTTCGGACGCAGTTATCGCCATCTTGAAACAGTAACGATATTACCCCCCCTTCTCCAGCCATAACGGCGCCATCTATCCCAGCTATAGCCGTACCGTAATCGCCAGCTATAGCAGTGCCAAATTCGCCAGCTATAGCAGTGCCAAATTCGCCAGATGTAGCAGTGCCGTAATCGCCAACAGTAGCAGTGCCGTAATCGCCAACAGTAGCAGTACCATAATCATCCGCTACAGCAGTGCCAAATTCGCCAGATGTAGCCATTCCTAAATCACCAGATGTAGCAGTGCCGCAATGGCTGGTTGTCGCACTACCTCTATTGCCAGCCGCCGCTATGCCGCCTATACCAGCCGTAGCGGTTCCATTTATACCAGCTTTAGCCGTGCCATAATCACCAGATGTAGCAGTGCCACCCTCTCCAGCTATAGCGGTTCCATTTATACCAGCTTTAGCCGTGCCAAAATCACCAACCGTTGCAGTTTCGTAATCGCCAACAATTTGTTCTTCTGTCATTATTTTATCTCCTCTCTTTCAACGAAATTACCTTTTTCATCTAGAGCATATAACACATTAGGCTTTAAGCCATTTTCTCCTATTATACCCACTTTTCGGACATAGTTATAACCATCTCGAAACAGTAACGATATTATCCCTCTTTTACCAGCCATAACGGCGCCATCTATCCCAGCTATAGCCGTACCGTAATCGCCAGCTATAGCAGTACCTAAATCTCCTGCCGTAGCCGTGCCATAACGACCCGCTTTAGCAATACCATATCTATCCGCTACAGCAGTGCCTACATCACCAGATGTAGCGATGCCGTAATCGCCCGCTACAGAAGTGCCAAAATTACCAACCGTTGCAATTTCGTAATCGCTCACTATAGAGTAATAGCTTGAATTAATTCTGGTTGTTTCTTTTTTTATCTGTTTTTTCATCAGTTTTCCCTTTTGTTACCTAATGTAACCTAACGTTATACATCTTGTTTACAGGTGTCAACATGAAAAACAAACAAAATGAATAATTATTCTGTTGCAGAATGGTTTTTTGCGTTATATGATGATTGTTATGAAGCTAGAACATTACCTTAAAAAACATAATATTAGCGTAGTAGATTTTAGTGAGCGAGTAGGGGTATCACCACCAGCCGTTTATTTATGGTTACAGGGGAGACGCATTCCAACTCGTGACGTTATGCTTGATATTACTACCATAACCAAAGGAGTGGTAACAGCTAACGATTTTTATTATGATGAGAAAAAACCATGGAAAAAATAGTAACAGATGATGAAATAAAAGAGTTAATCGTAAAAAATGTGCGTGTTGAACGAATTGCCTATAATTACGGGCTATCGCAATTTTACGTGGAAGCTATAAAGCGTAGCATTATGCCAAATGAGTATATAAAGATAATGGAACGAATCAGGCATAAGGAAAAGCCAATAAAGCCGTATTATGAGTGAATATGACACACTTATTACTTGCGTAAAGCAAACAAACACACGCAGCATGTTATATGCTTTTTAGGCAGCTTAATAAATCAGATTGTGTTTTTGCTTTATGAACAGAAACCGCCTCATATATTTTTTCGTCAATAGTGCCTTTCATAAGCAAATGAATGATTCTTACGGCTTTTGCCTGACCACGCCGTAACAGTCTGGCATTAAATTGCTGATACCCCTCTAGATTCCATGTCATACCAAACCAAATGACAACATTTCCACCAAATTGCAGGTTCAACCCATGTCCAGCACTGGCATGGTGTGCAAGCAATATGCGTATATTGCCAGCGTTCCAATCATCAACTTCTTTTGTGTTAGTACCCAATATTACCGCTTCAGGGAACGCTTTTTTTAGTCTAACGACATCGCTTTTGTAGTTGTAAGAAATTAATACATTTTCGTTAGGGTTATCTTCTAACAATTCACGCAAATAATCTATTTTAGCGTCATGAATATGATGCGTTTCACCATTTTTGTCATAAATAGCGCCGTTGCATAGTTGCATTAGTTTGTTACCTAACGCCGCTACGGTTGGAACAACGACATTAACATCTTTTATGCTAATTACGAACTTTTTTTCAAGTGTCTTATATTGTTCTTTTATCGTAGCTGGCATTGTTATAGCGCAAACGCTTTCCAGTCTTTCAGGAAGCGTTATATAGTCGCTAGCGTTCATTGTCATGCATATGTCGCTTACCAATGCTTTTATCTGCTCATCAGCAGCAGGATTCAATGTGTAACCATAGCCGTTAAATCCTGATGAGTGAAAAAACTTTTTCCTAAATTGTGTTATATTGCGCCCTAGCCGTTCACCTGAATCACAAAAGAAAATCTGTGACCATAAATCTTGATATCCGTTAGGGATAGGGGTTCCCGTTAGATTAACATGATATTTGACATATTTACACACAGGTTTTAACGCTTTGAATCGTACTGATGCGTAATTTTTGAATGACGAACTTTCATCAATAATAACGCAATCCCATTTCCATATGCTGTTTTTAATCAACCATGCTACATTCTCACGATTAATTACAGTAATATCAACATCAGATTTAACAGCAGATAAACGCTGCACCTCATTACCTGTTGCAATGGTATAGGTTAAATGTCGCAAATGTTCCCATTGCTCTATTTCCTGTCCCCAGGTGTTATTGCATACCCTTAAAGGCGCTATAATTAACGCACGTTTTATCTTTTTCTCAGATAATAATCGTTCAATAGCGGTCAAGCTAATAACTGTTTTACCCATACCCATGCCAAGAAACAAACAACATTTCTTTTTTTCACAGATAAAATTAACCGCTTTATGTTGATATTCTTCTAGTTTCTTCATCAATTATCCTCTTTCCCTGCTCTATGTCATCACACAAAAACACATTAAACCCTTGTGCAATTAAATGCTGTGATGTTAGTTGCTGTATCATGGTTAATGGCTTGTTTTTGCGCTTAAACTCAATAAAAAACACATATCCTTTTTGTAAAAATTGTCTATCTGGATAGCCCCGCTTGATAATTTTAATATTATCCCAACCACATTTAGCGGCATAATCACATAGTTTTTTTTCTATCTCTGATTCCCTCATAATAACACGCCTTGTCTAGGACTATGAGCGCCTATTGCTTCAAGTATCGCTTCAGCTTCTGCCGCATAACGATTATAATCTATATCCTGCGGCATGGTATCGGGTAATATCATCAAGGGCTGTGAATTATCAGATTTTGGAACTTTATCGCCAGTCTTTGCGTAAATGATAGGAGCTCCCTGTTTACACCAGTAAAAACGTGCCACCCTGCCTAAATATTGCTCCTTCCATTGACCGCCGCCATTGACAGTCCTTACAATCAAAAACTGGCATATGTCGTCACAAGCGTTAATCGTGTCGCTAACAGATGTGCCATGTTGAAGATACGCTATAACTGCGTTAATGATTATATCTGCGTTTGGGTTTTTATTAAGCTGGTTGAGAGTGAACAATCCTTTGCCTTTAACGCCACCATTCTGCTTCACAGCAACATAATTGTTAACATCTCTTGAATAAAGAGCCGCATATTGTGTATATTCAAGATTAAAACCTGTGATAGCCTGCCATCTAAGGCACTCATCATCATATATATGCTTATCATGCACCAATGATACTATCCCATCGGTATTAGCTGATACAACTTCTATGCCACGCAGTTCCAGCGCTTCTATCAACATCAGCAAACATAACTGCCCTGTTATGGTTACACGTAGCAGTAATTCAGGAGCGTATAATTTACTATGTTGATTACCAAACTTACCAAACGATGCATTGAGAATCAGCTTAAAAGCATTTGCTGTTAATGTGTCCCCTGCCTTTTTTGCTCTGATACGTTCGTTGAATATGGTTTCGTAATAATGCAAAAAAGCTTTACCCAAATGCGGTGGATATAATCCTAGTCGTAAAATAATTGATGGGTAATAGGACATAACATCCGCATCAATAAGCTGTGTGCTGTTTGTGGCTTTTGTGGCTTTTGTATTTTCACAGGAATGTAACCCGCCAATACCTATCTGATATTGTGTGTTGTTAATGGTAATGCGCTGCTTTGCCAGCCAATCAGATAACATAATTTTGCCCTTATTAAGGGTAAAACGCTCATTACATATATGTTTGAAAAAAGTTTGCAATGCTTCTGTCTTAAACTCAATAAAATCAGGCGCTGCATATGCAATAACATTGTTAACGTTGTTGGGTGCATAAATCTTTTTACCACTTTGCTTCTCAAGCTGGTTTATAATGACTGCTTCTGCAACCTGCGCTCCTGATTTTGACCGTAAATCGCTACCAGATAAATGTTGCATGCTGTGATGTAGCGCAATATCTTTTGCTACCGCATGATAAACGTTTATTGTAATTTGCACGTCATTCATGCAATAGCTTCTAATATCTTCCATTTGCTGAATGGTTAATATCGTGTTTGGTGCAATAGGTAAGTCCTTCAAGGTTTTACAATGCAACCTTGCACCATATAATTTTAGCGATGCATTAAGAGATGGTAAGGGCTGTTGGATATCAAAATGGTCTACATAGTTGGGCAATTGTATATCTAACGCCTGCATTACCCTATATCCACGTTGCCCCGCTATAATATCATTAGCCATTTTACATAGCTGGTTGGTACTAGCCTTATTCATTGCGTAACAAAGCAAGGGCATGTCAAAATTAAGACTATTAAATCCAACCAATGTTCTTGTCCGCAAACATTGTTGTATTGACTCTATGTCTTTATCTGACAATGATGCGCCCTCTCTTGCCTCAACGTAAAAAACTTTATTATTTTCTATGTTCTTAAAGACACACAAAAAATAATTAGGGTAAGTTTCAACGTCAAACGCAACAAGAGGGCGCATCATTATTATTCTCCTTGCAAGTAGCTTATATAAAGCTTATTTCATCGTTAAGGTCGTCAGCTACCTCAATATCGTCAAACTCTGACCAATCCACTTGACCGCCACCAATAGGCTCTCCTTTATCCATGTGGACAACGGCAATAAGGTTGCACCCAACAATACCGCTCATTTTTGGCACAGCCCAGAAACTAAATTGTGCCGAAACGTAATCGCCTGAACCGCATATTGTTTCATCATCTATTTTATTTCTAAACTTATCAAATAACAGCACTGGTTTTTTTGACTTAGCCCGCAAGCGATAGCTATTTTGATAATAATCTTTATCCAATGTATCCCCATCAACAAGGCACTGAATATCTTTACGAAACTCAAGCAGCATTTTCTTATTATTTGTTTTTACCTCTTCTGCCTGATTCTTGATTTCTTCTATTAGGTCTTTAATTTTCGGGTGGTCTTTGGGTATGATAAAATCAGCCTGATATTTTAAGTGTTCTTTTCCTTCAAAACTACCTTTAGTATGTAAATGAGGGTGAACAATACGAATATTTTTTAACGTAATTTTTTTAGATTCAAGCATTTTATGACTCCTATGATTAAATGATTAAATGATTAAATGATTAAATTAAACATCATCAAATAATGATGCTGTATCAACAACGCTTATGGCTGGTGATTTGTGAGATGAGGGCGCTATTTTTGGCTTACCTTGTGGTTTGCATGTTAGCCCCTCTATGATATTTCTAGGCAACAGTTTTTCAGCCTCTGTTATAGTTATAAGTGATTGCTTATATGCTTTATCTCCTAAAACTTCAAATAGCATCGGTTCTACATCGTCAATCCATTGGCGGTTGCTACGCCCCTCGATCAACTTATAGCCTTCAAACGCCTCATTATTCATCAAGCGGTTATATACATCTTCTTCAATTGCCGCCAGAAAATCCATGATGAGCGGTTTTGAATCAAGTATTACACGTTTCTGCGCATCTGTAAGTTTTCTTACCTCTGGTGCTTCAAACACATCATCTAAGTTACTTAGCAACGCATCTTCAACATAACTCTTCAAAACGTGGCAATCAGCTTTAGCTTTACACCATTTGCATTGCTTCTCACCTGCAACCAAAGGTGCATTGGGCTGTAACGCTAACAATGCTTGCTTCCTGGCAAAGTCCTCAAACTTTCTCAACTCCTCATATGTTAAGCTGTAAGAGCTATAATTGCCAATACGTGGCTGCACGATATGCAACGTAATTGTGGTAATGTTGGTAAGCTTTTTGCTGTGGATAAAGCCTAAAGCGTATAGCATTAACTGCGTGTTTTCTTCAGCACTCACAGCCACACCCCGACCATATTTCAAATCAATTATATGTATATGCTCATCGTCAATAATAGCGCAATCGCACGTTCCAAAGCCATCTTTGGTGATGTGCTCATAAGAAACACGCTCCTCTATATAGATGGTGCTGGTAAGTGTTTTGAGCGTGTCTATATATTCTATATATTCTTGCACGAACTTTGCCATTTCAGCATCGTCCGTCAATTGCAACGGCGGCGTGCTTGATAATATCGCTTTTTCTGCTAACTCATGCGCTCTTGTGCCTTCTTCCGCATAAATAGATGTAACATCAGGGTAAGACGATTCCATCGTCACACTGCCAGGACACACAAGCCAGCGCTCACTTGATGAAGCGCTGAGCTTAGCATGCTTTGGCGTTGTTTCTGAATCTAACTGCAATTCTAACTGCACCTTTGAGTCATGTATCATCATTTTACCTTTGCTCCGTATTTGCTTTTATACTTAATTATAATTGTTATTGACAATAATGTAGATAATGCATTATAAGGATAATGTCAACGATATTTTTGACATAAACATCAATAATAATGTAACAAAAAGAGGGTTAAATGAATAAAAACGATAGCAAATATACCACGGTTACTTTTAGTATAACGCTTGATAATAAAAGAAAATTAGACAAATATTGCGATGAAAACATGCTGAACCGCTCCAAATTGTTCCAGCGTTTGTTGGAGAATCATTTGAAGCTGGTGGCAAAAAAGACATCAGACCAGTCTTTTAATAATTAAAGCACACCAAACACACCAAACACACCAAACACATCAAACACAACATTTGAGGCGTTATGAATAAAAAAGCGTATCACCTGCAATATATCAATGCAGGTAAGGAATTGTTTGCCTTAAAAGACGGCACAAAAAAACCGCAAGGCTTATGGACTAAATGCGCTCCAATCGCAGCAGGTTCTTGTAATAACGCTGGTTGGCGGCTTGGAGCTTGTGACGTGGTTATAGATGTTGACGCCCACAAAGATGGCGTTTTAGAAACATGGTATCAACTGCAACAGAAGTACGGCTTACCAGAACCCACCGTTCGCACGCCTAAGGGTGGCTTCCACCTTTACTTGCGCGTGCCTGAAGGCATTAGAATAAAAAACGACAATACGGGGCGTTGGTGCGGCTGCGAGGGTATAGATGTAAAAAGTATTGGTGGTTATGTCGTAGTTGCAGGCAGCGAAACGGTAGCAAGCGATGATGACAAGACTGTCGATGGTATATATGATTGGTATGATATGTTCGGCAGTTTTAATCAGCATGATTGCCCTGCTGATTTTCTGGACATATTACCTAAGGTTATTACCATTAGTGTAGATACCGCACATACCACACACGCCGCACATGCTACACATACCGCACATGCTACACACGCCGCACGCTCAACCACTAATATTAACCAAACAGATAATTGGTTAGATGTTGGCGATTTTGAAACCACAAAAGCAGAAGCTGAACATTATTTAGCCATGCTAGACCCTGACGTAAATAACGATGATTGGGTTAGATATGGCATGGCTTTGTCCCGCTGCACTCTGTTTGACGGCTTTGAGGTGTGGAAAAACTGGAGCGCAAAAGGGACTAAATACAAAGAAGGTGATTGTGAGGTGCGTTGGAAGTCTTTTAAGAACGATAGACCTGCCGAAGCCCTTGTTACCATGGGTAGCTTGATAAAAGATGCAAAGTACTGTCAAAAATTGTTGATGATCAACAAAACTGATGCATACGTAAAAAAAATTGAAGAAGCAACCGACAGGTTAGCACTAGATGCCGTATGTGATGATATTAGGTGCAACGAAATATTAAATAATGAAGATTTACTCATACTTGTCAAATGCGTGCAACAGGCATTTAAGCGCATCACGGGCGCCAGAATGGACGCAACCACTGCCAGCAATAAAATCAGAAAGGTAATACCTTTCAAAACCAGCAACGGCAGCAACGGCAGCAACGGCAGCAACGGCAGCATCATTACTACTAATAGTAATAGTGATAGTGATGGTGATAATGATACTGATGTCACTAATACAGGGCGCTGGATAAATGATTGGGTCTATATCAGCACTAATAATCAGTTTTTTTGCAAAAAAAACAATATGCGCTACAGTTCTTCAGCGTTTAACCAACTGGCAGGGGAGTACATACCCGCTAATAAAAACGGGTCTAAACCAAGTGCCACCAAATACGTGGCAGATTGGGGATTACTTAAAGTTGTTGACCAATCACAATATATGCCTTGCGTTGATGACCTTTTTTTTACCATGGGCGGCGTCAGTTACATAAACACATTTGACAAAAAGTCGCTACCAGTTGCAGCAGATACATATACAGCGGACGGGTTGCTTGCGATTGAACGTGTCAAAAATCACATTAAAGCTATATTTGGCACAGATGACCAAAGCGACATTATGATGCAATGGCTAGCTTGGCAACGCCAGCATATTGGTGAAAAAATATTATGGTGTCCTTTGATTCAGGGTATTGAGGGTATTGGCAAATCATTTTTCGGCGAATTGCTGCGTATCTTAATTGGGCAAAAAAACGTTAGTGAAATATCACCACGGGAGGCAGTGAGCGCATTTAATGGCTGGGCGACGAACGTATCTGTTAATATTTTATCAGAACTGCGCATCGCAGGTCATAACAGATATGAGGCTCTTAACGCGCTAAAACCGTTGATTACTGATAAAAACATACAAATAAATGAAAAAGGATTACCACAATACCAGGCAATCAATGTCACTAATTACATATGCACCACTAATTATAAGGACGCTATCCCACTAGACGGCAATGACCGCCGTTGGTGGGTAACATTTGCCAATTTTAACGACATTGAAGAGTTTTGCAGGCATGTCGGTTGCAGCGATACAGAGTATTTTACTGCTCTTTTTGACGGCATTAGGGCGCATAGTGATGAGGTGGTAAAGTTTTTTGATGAGTATGAAATTACCTCAACATTTAGGGCAATAAAAAGGGCGCCTAATACTGTTGACAAACAAATGATGATTGCAACCGAACTTTGTAACATTGATGGGTTAGATGCGGCTGAACATCTGCTTAAAATGGGAGGACCTTTTTATAACACTGATTGGGTATCTTCCTCAGATTTTTTCGAAAGGCTTGAAATAGAAAACGATGATTTAATCCTTACCAATAAAAGTAAATCGCAAATACTTAAAAAGCTAGGCTTTACTTACCTCAAACAATTCAAGGTCAATGGCGAGGTAAAAAGAATATGGGTGTCTAAAAAATACGATGAAGAAAAATTGCGCATGGAGCTACACAACCCACCACCATTTTAGCATTTTTCTTTACCACCCAAAAGAGCAAAAAAGCCTAATGGTTAAAAACTGTTAGGCTTTTTTTAAGGTAACTAATGGATTTTTTCAGTTACCTTTATAGTAATTTTAAGCAAAAAAATAGAATACCTTTGCGGTTTTTTCAACTTATGCGCTTATAAGTAAAATCTTATGCATTTTTGCACATACAACTTTTAGTTGCATAGTTATAAGCTTATTCTACTTTTTTATAAATTATAGTTACCAGTTACCTTATAAGTTATTGTTATTAATAGGTAACTATATTATTAGGTAACTATATATTTTTTATAATATAGAAAAAAAAATATTTTTAGCTTATAAAGCTCATGCAAAAAAAATTTTTTCTATATATATATAAAAAAAAAATGGAAATTATAGTTACCAGTTACCTGAGTACTCCGCTGGCTAAATGTTAATCATTAATCGTTTTGCCGTTATGTTTTTTTGAGGAGCTTATTTAACACTGGGAGGGGGGGGTGCTAGGTTGAAACAGATATGACAGATATGGCAGATATGGCAGATATGACGCCTACAGCAGAGCTAATCATAAATCGCTCAGAAAAGGGCTATAGATGCATGACTTTGATTGTCGGCATGGGGGGTAGCGACTCTGTTAAAGTTTGCGCTGTAGCATAGCTTAAAATGCGATTAAAAGGCTATTTGTTGTTGGGGGGTATGGGGTGCGCAATATGCAGCGCTAAAAAAACCCCGCTAGCGTTTGTAATGCCAGCGGGGTCAAAAAAGTAAAAGATTGTTATAGCGTTATGGTCTTGACGCAACTACCTGCTCAAATAATTCATCCAGCGTTGTCGCCTCGAACTGTGAGGGGGTAACAACAATGTTGTTGCGCATTGCCATGTAACTTGTTTGATGTGGTATTACGATGATTTGCTTTGTGATTAGGTAACCATAAGTTATAGCTATTATGGCTACCCATGCCAAAGACGTGACTAATATTTTTTTCATGATTTTTGCTCCGTTTTTGCGATGATGGTTAGCAACTAGCGTCTACCCATACGCTACATTCAACTATCCCGCCATGAGCAATCACATATGACCCATCAGAACCTACTGACATGCCGCCAATAGTAGCTACATCTGTGCCAGCTAAAGCAAATGCTTGGCTAACTTTTCTTACAGCGCAAAAACCTGGTTCATGATGATTATTAAGGTCGCCTGTAAAGCGTTCGGCTTTTTTAATCATATAGTCTTGCGCAGCTTCCCATAACTTTTTTTGCCCTGGGGTCATTTTACTGTAGCTTGGTGCAGAGCCTGATAGACCAAGGCTTACTCCTCGGTTGTTATTGATGTATAACATTAACTCGCCATTTTTTTTCAGGTATGGTTTGAAACAGATTTTCATAGTATTTTCCTTTTTTGTGTTGTTTTTGTTAATAGACTGCGTTTCTGTCTATGTTTGTAATATGCCATATACTATATACTTTGTCAACAACTTTTTTGTTATTTTTGTTATTTTTTTTATTTTTTTTTTGTTGTTGACAACAATGCACTCAATATAATATATATGTTTATACACTTTGTTGATAACTTTTTTGCTTGCTTTTTGCGCTGCGGCGGTGTAATGTGTATTTATGGCTTTGACTGATGAACAATATAATGACATTTTATCTCGCATTGAGTGCGGCGAGAGTGTCAATAAAATCTGCAAAAGTTTGGGAATTCATCAGGAAAACTTTTACAAGCACATGCGCAAAAGCGAGGAGAATGCTGATAAATACGCGCGCGCCAAAGCCGCACAGCAAGATTTTTACGCCAATCAGATTATAGATATTGCGGACGATGTTAGTAAAGACATTTGTTACGACAAAGACGGCAAGCCGTACATCGACGGCTTCAACGCCCACCGCGCTAAAATCATGATTGACGCACGTAAATGGACGATGGCAAAACTAGCGCCGAAAAAATATGGCGATAAAATCCAGCAGGAAATCACCAGCCCTGACGGCTCTCTGAAGCAAGACACCGCTCGCACCGATGCCATTTTAGAGATTTTGACCGCAAAACATGCAAAAATTGACAAATGAGCAAATAGTCACTGCTTTAAGTAGTCCAGCTGGCTTTGCCTCTGTCATCAACAACGCCTGGGTTGGCTGCCCTGCGTTATATGCAGTATCTGACGCACTTGAGCGGGTGTTGATTGGCAAATGCAAGCGATTAATTATTAATATACCGCC